TTTTCTTAATTCATTATTGAATTCTGCTATGGCAGATACAAATACAGTTTCATCAACTGTTATTGATAAATCAGTTCCAACAGCAAATGCACCAAGCGTTGTTGTTAATAATTCAGATATTTGTAAAACGGCAGCTTCTATGGGCATCCAAACCCAAATTCTTGGTATTGCAAATGGAATAACTATTGTTGATGAAAACTGTGAAAGAATAAAACTTTCACGATCTTTGTATGCAATGGGTATGAAAGTGGCAAGTGTGTCATTATTGTGTTCAGATGTTCGAGTTTTTGACGCTATGTGGCAAGCCGGTACGTATTGTCCTTTTCAGTCTTCGATTGGCGATGAAGCAAAAAAAGGTTGGGAAGATAACCCACATCTTGTTCCAGAGGGAAGTTTAATATTTGAAGACAAAGAAATAAAAAGACAAGAAACAATAAGTGAAAGTAATAATGATTTTGAAAAATTTATATTCTATGGCTTGGCTCTTTATACAGGGGTTACTGCTTTCGGTTTCCCTTTCTTTTAGTTCTAAAGCGATTGATTGTTCAACAGATACGGTTGGTCTTTGCACGCCAACAGTAGAAGAAATTATTGAAGAAGTTATTACTGAAACAATTGAACATGAAGCAGACGGAATAACAATAACAACGACCACAGAAACAACAACGACAACCACAGAAGTTTCTAACGAAGATTCAAAAGATTTATTAGACGGAGATAATGGCTTTGTTTCGTCAAAATATGAGGGAGATCTTGACACAGATTGGGGTGGTCAAGGCCCTGCTTCCATGCGTTCCGGATCATATTGTAATAATTTAGGTACGGATAGATGTGCAGAAATCACAGGAAGTGGAAATTCAACTTCGACAATGGGTGTCGAAAATATGGGAACAACTTTTATTCAAACAGTTGATATAAGTGATCTTAATATTGAATATGGAGGTCGAACAAATTATTCTATAAAAGTTGACAAGCAAGATGCATCAGATTCAATCTATATGCACATCACAGGTAAAGATGGCAGCACAAATGTTTTTTCTGGAACTGACATTTTATCAGCAAGTGGAACTGCAAGTGGATTTCAAACTTATGAAAGTGGCTTTGATTTTTCTGGAAGCATAACAACTGTTATTATAGAGATTGGGGGTAGAGATATTAACTTATCCATCGGACCCTTGTTCGATGACGTTACCATTAACGTTTTGTATAATGTTATCAATACCATTGTTCAGCAATCCATAACATCTGTTGAAATGTTTATTGCTTTGAATATCGATGCACCAGAAAATGTCATTGATGTTGTCGAAGATGTATTTGAAAGTAATGATGCAATAGGAATAGATGAAGGTTTTAATTTAGAACCAATATCAATTGACGAGCCAACTTATGAAACTGTCGAAATAGAAATTCAAGAAATAGAAATTGCAGAAATAGAAATAGAAGTCACTGATATTGAGACAGAAGTTGAAACAGAGATAGAACTAGAGATTGAGGAAAGTATTGATGAGCCAATAGAAGTAGAAAGCACAGACCAAGAAGAACAATCAGAACTCGAGACAGAATCAAGCGAAGAAGAAAAAGAAGAGAAAGTCGAAGTAGCAACAAAAGAAAAAGAAAACCAACCAGAAAAAATAGAAGAGGAAAAAGAAGAAGTTGAAGAATCAAAGACAGTAGAGAAGAAAGAATCATCAAAAGAAAAAGCTGTTAAAAAAATTATGAAAAAAATAGATGACAAAAAAAGATATGATGACGTTGCTCAAACAAAAACCTTGGTTGTCATGCAAGTTCTAGTTGATAGTAAAAATTTTTTTGAAAGCCAGATTGCTTTGAATGATAGAGTTGATTTTTTCACAAATGATACTTTACCAGATGCAACGATTAATGATAATAATATTGCAAGTTATTTATTGTTTGCCGGGAGCGATGGTTTAATGAATGATCTAATAGACAGTCAATGGCAGACGGATTTGGAATAATTATGGCAGAATTAGAATTACCTGGTGGTATAAAATTTAAAGGTGGCAAGATCTTTGTTATCTTGACAGCATTATCAACATTGATTGGTGCATTGTGGGGTGGCTTTGAATTTTACAAGGATTATCAGAACATGCGTGAAAAAATTACCACTTATTCTGCACCGGATTTATCTGGTTTTGACAAAAGATTAGAATTATTAGATCAATCAAATGAAATGCTAACACAAGAAATTTCAATGATAATTCAAGAAGTGCAACTTGTTTCTGACGTAGCAAATGAATTAAAAAATGATTTAAGGCAAGATGTAAGAAGAATAGAAAAAATTGTTAATGATGTTGAACAAATGGTCAAAGAAGATTCAAGAGAAACCAGCTCGGAGTTAAGAGATACCACGAGGGACATTTTGGAAGACATGGAATTATTGAAAAATAAGTTGGAAACAGCCATGAATGAACTTGAAACAAAAATAGATAAAAGAATAAAAAGTGCATTAGAAAACCCACTCAACAATATGTGATGTGGCACATTCATACAATCATTTGTATAATTAATATTTCAATTCAACCTTTCTGCAGCTATGGGGGAAAATTACCCATTACATTTACAAATTATAATACTTGTGATATTGCAATTGATCGTATAGTTGAAAAGATAGATGAAGATTTAAAATTTAAAGAAGTAGCTTTATTAATGAAATGTATAGAATCTTATGAGCAAACCCATACCTAAAACAACAAAAGAGCATATCCTCCACATTTATAACAAGTTAGATCTTTTGGAAAATAACCATTTGAAACACATGCAACGTGACATTGACCGATTAAATTATATTTTATGGGCCATTGGATTTATGGTTGCAACACAATTTGTTAGTTGGGTTTTGCGAATGTTTGGCTGATGGATGATAAAGAGTGGGACGAGCTCAAGTTAATTCAAGAAAAACTTCACGAGGCTCTAGATAAAGGATACCCACCTTTAGGTAAAGGAGGCCCAAATAATCCCCCGGGGGCAAAAAAGATTGTCGAAGATGTTTTAGATATTCCAAGAACAACACTTCAAAGAAAAATAGACAAAATAGAAAAGATGGCTCTTTTAAGTTCTCATTGGACAATAGAATGGCACAGATATAAAGAAACAAAACCACAATTAATTATTGAAGAATACAAAAAGCCGGTTGTAAGAATTCAAGCACAAAGAACAGACTTTTCAGATCCGACAAAAGTTTTTGTTATTCCAGACGCACACTGTTCGCCAAATGATAACCATGAACGATTTCTTTGGATAGGTAAACAAATAAAAGAATATAATCCAGATTATCTTGTTTGCATTGGAGATTTCTGCAGTTTTGATAGTTGCAGTTCATTTGACAAAAATTGGACAGTAAAAGGATCTAAAAAGCCACCTATTCTTTCAGATATAAATGCAACTGAAGAATGTTTAAAATTATTAGACGAGGGTATGGGCGACATCAATCCAATAAAACATTACTGTTTAGGAAACCATGAATTAAGATTATATAAATATGAAGATGAACACAAAGAAGTTGTCGGTGCATTTTCTCAACAATATGAAACATTATGGAGGCGTCGGGGTTGGGGAATATCAGAATATGGAGATTTTTACTTTATAAAGGGTGTAGCTTTTGTTCATGTTCCACTTAACGAAATGGGCCGAGAGATTGGAGGAAAAATGGCAGAGGCTTCGCAAATCAGTAATTCTGCCACGCATGACATTGTTTTTGGACATAGCCACCGAGAAAGATCGTGGCGAGCGTCAAAATTAGGTAGAGGAAATTACGTAAAAATAGTAAATGTAGGAACTTGTATGGATTATGGACATATTGAAAGTTATGCAAAAAATTCTGCTAACGGTTGGTCGTATGGTTGCAGCCAACTTATGATTTCAGACGGACATATCCAAGGACACAATTTTATATCAATGATAGAATTAAGACAAAAATATGAACAAAAAAATTAATCCAGATTATTATATTGGCTCTAAAATCCAAGTATCAGAATTTATTTCAGAATTTAATTTAAATTATTTTGAAGGAAATATAATCAAGTATGTCGTAAGACATAGATCAAAAAATGGTATAGAAGATTTAGAAAAAGCAAAATGGTATTTAGAAAAATTAATTAAAAAAGAAAAATATCAAGAATTAGACGAAATAGAAAAAAGAGTTGGAGGAACAATATGAATATAGAAAAAATAAAAGAAGAAATAAAAGAAGAAGAGGGTTATCGTGATACTATGTATCGAGACCACCTTGGGTTTGCTACCATAGGATACGGTCATTTGGTTTTGCCAAGTGATAAATTTAAAGAGGGCGTAAAATATTCACATAAAGAACTTTTGAAAGTGCTAGATTATGATTTTCAAATAGCACGTCAAGATATGGAAAGTCTAACAAATCATTTAGATTTACCAGAAGAGGCGAGGGAAATAATTTTGCACATGCTGTTTCAATTAGGTAAACCAAAAGTCATGAAATTTAAGAAGATGTGGGCAGCTTTGGAACAAAAAGATTTTGTCACTGCCGGCTTCGAGATGGAGGACAGTCTATGGTGCAAAAAACACACCCCGGCAAGAGCGATGAGATTGTCGGAAAAGATGAAAAAGTTGACCTGAGAAAACATAAAAAAAGAATAACGACTTATGAAGAAAAACAGTTTATTCTTGAAACAAGAAAAAAATATAAGGATGATGATTTAAGAAGCAGAATGGCAAGAATAAGTAAAAAATTAAAAGAAGAAGGTAGGTTATAATGTTAGGTAAAATATTTGGTGGCGACACCTTAAAAACTGTTGGCACAGTTATTGACGATCTTCATTTTAGTGGCGAAGAAAAAGAAAAGTTGAAGCTGCAGATGAAAGAAATAGATGCAAAGTTAAAAGAAAAACAACTTGATATTAATAAAGCAGAGGCGTCTCATAGATCAATTTTTGTTTCTGGATGGCGACCTTTTTTGGGTTGGATTTCTGGACTTTCAATTGGCTATGTATATTTATTTCAACCTGTATTCGATATGATTTTACAAATGTTCGATATTAAAGTAGATTGGGTCGTCTTAGATCTTGGTCAACTTATGCCACTTGTACTAGGTATGCTTGGTTTAGGGGGTTTAAGAAGTTTCGAAAAATCACGGGGGTTAACGAAATGAAACAAAGAATTGAAAAATGGTGGGACTCATTTGTTAGTTTAAAATGGTGGGTTCAAGCGATTATTATTATATTAATAACAATCGGTGTTCATAATTATATTCTTCATTAGAGGTAAATATGAAATTAACAAAAAAACAAAAAAAATTACCAATGGCTTTGCAAAAAGCAATAATGAAGAAAAAAAAGAAAAAAAAGAAAGGAAAATAATATGCCAAGAGGGGTAGGTTATGGGATGAGTGCAAAACCCATGATGAAAAAGAAAAAGAAGAAAAAGAAGAAAAAAAAGAAAAAGTAAATGGTTAAAGTTGCTTCTATAAAAAATATAATAAAAGATTTGTCGCCAAGGCAAAAAAGAACAATGAGTCGGCACGCAAGACATCATTCTTTAAAGCACATGCGAGAAATGGCAAAATCGTTAAAAAATGGAGCAACTTTTTCCAACGCACATTCTAAAGCTATGAGAAAAGTAGGGAAATGACAGGAATCACGACCACAACCACTTTGGCTGTTTTATTAAATAAAAGGCCCATGCGTAAAAAAAGAAGAAGTGCTAAAAAAAGAAGAAAAAAGAAAAAGAAAAGATAATATAACCATCAATGGTAAATCATACGATTTCTATAAAATAATCTGGTTTGATATTGTCGGTGATTCTGGAATAAGTTCAATTGAAGAATTTGACAAAATGCAACTAGCTGAAGTCATTACATACGCATTTATTTACAAGCAAAACAAAGATCAGATTTTTACTTTTGCTAGTTACTCAAAAGATGGTGGATTTGGAGATAGAAACGTAATACCGGTTGGTGTCATTAAAGATATGAAAAAAATAGGCCTATAACGGCCCACTAGCGCATTTAAACGCTCCCGGGGATATGATTACCCCCGGAAACATAAAAACGATCAGAAACCCCAAATATTCTGTCTTATAGCGATTTTCTCTTTTGAGGCCTTGTTCCAAGACCAATGTGCAAGATCTGGCTTGATTATTTCGCTTATTTCTTCAATTGAATCACATTTTGATAATAATGCACCCAAACTTTTCAAATGGGCCTCAATATATCTTAAATGTTTTGGATCATCAAAGTCTGCATCTATAAAATCGCACTTTGATTTTGTGGTCATTAATAATCTAACTCTAACATTTTTATTTGATTTTTCTTGAATTGCTTTTTTATAGATTGCTTGTTGCAAAACATGGCCATAATTTAGCTTAAATTGACTTGATGTTTTGACATCTATAACAATAATTTCATCCTCGAATTCAAATGTAAAATCTGTAAATCCAATTAGATCCAAACCTAATATTTGCGTGGATATTTGATTTTGATACCCGGTAAAATGTCTTTTGAAATTAGATCCTGTTCGCAATCCACCATTGTCAAACTTATCTATAAGAAGTTCGGTCATTGGTTTTATGACTTTTAATTCTTTTTCTATTTCATCAACTGTTTCAGTAAAAAAAGGTTTTAGATCCATAAAATAATTTATAGCAAAATCTACTGCTTCTTGCTTCCAAAGTATTCGATCTTCATTAACCCCGGTTAGATAATAATTTAATCCCATTTCAACAGCATTTCCCCTTGTCATTGAAGGTGTTGACGGCATTTGATTCCCGTAAATATATTTAGCGACAAAATCTGCTTTGTGCTCAATATATGAATTTATTCTGCTATGACTTAATGGTAGCAAATCAAATTTTTCAAATTGCTCTTTTAGATCTTTCATTACTTTTTCTCCAATTTATATTCTGCGTAAGTTTTTTTTGTTTTAGGATCAGTTATAAAAACTGTTTCTATATCGTGGCCATCATCTCTTAATTCTAAAATTCTAGGTGCTAATCTAAAACATCTAAATTCGTTGAAAGCAACCAACTGATTTATTGATTTATTTTTTTTTAGATAATTTAATATTTCGCTTTTTTGAGTCATTTATATTTCTCCATTTTTTATAAAGTTCCTTTGCATAAGGCATCGGATCAATATTTCTAGTATCCCAAAATTTTCGCTCTGATTCAATAAAAGTCAACGAATAATGACATGAATAACAAAGTGGAACAACTTTAGAATCACAACGCAACATTGCGCCAATTCTATATTTGCCTTGCAAATGATGTGCTTGAACAGGTCTGCTTTCACAAGTGAAACAATCAAAGTGATCACAGACCCATTTCAAATATTTTTTGTCTTTGACAATTTTAGATTTCTGGAAAATCGGTCTCTTTGTCAAATTCATTTTCTTTTGTTTCTAACTTCAGATTTGCAGTTCCGTCAGAATTTATAAATATACAAGCATTATAAGTTCCTTGTGGAATTCCCTCTGAAATTTTTAGATTTGTATTATTAAAGGGTGGTAACTTTTCTGTTTCATCCTTTTTAAATCTAAATGAACTTCTATCATTTTTAAAAAATTTTAAATACAATTTCATTAAACCTCCTAATTGACAGATTTATCCGGAACAATGTCATTTGCTCCACCAAACATTTCTTCAGCAGAAGCAATATTGTGATCCCCTAATATTCCAAGTGATGCACATGCTCGGCCAATTGCTGAAGTTTGACAAAATTCTAAACAAGACCCTCTTGTTATATTATTTTGCTGTCTCATTTTTTCAGCAAAACCATTTCCAATAAGAACTTGACCATTATCATAATTAAGAAAAATTTTTGCTTCAACGCAAATCTTTCCATATTTTGAAATATATTTCTTAGAAATAGTTTTACCGTTTTCTTCAACATCTTTTACAGAATATTCATCATCTGTATTTTCAACAATAGTTGTTGAAATAGTCAAAGAAGTTCCAAAATATTCACGAAGTTTAAATAATCTTAAACCTACAGTAGAATATTTTTTACCTTTGATAAGAACGATACCGGTTGATGTATCGTTTTGCGCTTCAATTTCTTGAATATCGTCTTTGATTCTGTCTAAATAAGAATCAAATCGCATTTGGTCTTTAAAATTTAACATAGTACGTAATCTCCATTGTTTAGGGTTAGAATTCGGCTTTTTTAGTCGGACATCTAACCCATAAAATATATAGCATAAAAAGTGCTATTTCAGAACAGAATAACCCCGGCCCTCCATACAATTTTTTACTATATCTTTTTTCGTTTTTAGCTCTGGAGATAGCCATAAGACCCTCCATCGCATTTTATTATAAATGACCTTACTGCCATTTATAAATTCATTTGAATTGTCATCAGCAATTGCTCGACATGTTTCCAAATCGTCATGGTATCTATCCATAGATCCATCAATATTTGCTGATGATTTTCCCCGGCTATCAACCAGAGGTTCATAATTCGTAGAACAAGAATAAACAAAAATTAATAATAAAAATAAAATTAACTTTTGCATTTTATAACCTTACATTTTTTAAAAGAATAAAACAGCCATTGTTGAATTCTAAATAAAATATATGAATCAAATATAAAATAATGCACCGGGTCATGATAATATTCATAACCCGATGTTTTATAAATTCTGATCCAAATAAAATATAAATGCTTTCTAGACATTGTAATCAATTGAAAGTTCTATTTTTTGTCTTTCATCTTCGTCCAAATCAATTGCATCTAAAAAAGCAACAATACTAAATTGTGGATTATCTTTTTTAAACATAGTGCAAAAAGATGAAATCATATGTGAAATTGAACAATAGTGTTGTCCATTTAAAGTTACAACATTTCCACCTAGACCTCCTGTAATATTTTTAAAAACTTCTGCAAAGTCTTCATAATGTCTTTTTTGAAATTTAGAATTTTTTTTGAAAGGTTTTTGACCATTCTCAACAATGTCTAAATTCCATGATCCTGTCTTACTCATATTTTTTTCTCCATTATTTTG